CCAGCCTCGCCACGATTATCATTTCTGCTTTTGTGGTGGTGACGATCGGCACATTGCTCGGCTATGCGAAGATCGAATCAGCTATGGCTGGCACATTAATCGGTTACCTTTCAGCCAAGGCAGAGCTAGTTTTGTCTTTTTATTTTGGGTCGTATGCTGACAGCGAAAGCAAATCAGAAATGATCTATCACTCAACACCGCACAATGGGGGCAAATAATGGAATTTGTAGGTAGCCATAATAAGTTAAGCCCGTCCGATATTGATGACGTCGCTAATGACTTGGGTGTAGAATCAGCAGCTTTAAGAGCCGTCTTAAGCGTTGAAACTGGTGGAAGTGGATTCGATGCTGCAGGACGACCCAAAGCACTGTTTGAACGTCATTACTTCTACCGTTTTCTGGCTGACCAGCCTGATAAACAGGCTCAGGCGGTCGCCGCTGGTCTGGCTTACCCTAAATGGGGCGAGAAACCTTATCCGCACGGGTCTGATGCCGTTTACGCAGAAATTAACGCCGCGTGTGATATCGATGAAGACGCTGCTTTGTGGTCTGTCTCGTGGGGCTTGGGCCAGATTATGGGCAATAATCACAAAATGGTAGGTTACGACGACGTAGCAGACATGGTTAAAGATGCTATGGAGTCCGAAGCTAACCAGCTTCGTCAAATGGCGGCATTCATCAAGGCAGCGGGGTTGCTTGATGAATTGCAAAATAAGAATTGGGCTGGGTTTGCTAAGGGCTATAACGGCCCTCAATACGCTCAGAACCAATACGATAGCAAGCTAGAAATTGCCTACAACAAGTTCGCGTGATATAGTTCTGATTTAAGCAACCATGGGTGTTAGTGATGACGACGGGTTTAACATATTCCACTTATGTCACCCAAATCGCTACCTTAGCTGTTGTGCAGACCACAGACAGTAACTACGTGTCAATAATTCCGCAAATGATTACTTACGCAGAAAACCGTATGTGTCGAGACATAGATTTTCTGTCCACTCAAATATCTAACACGTATACGTTAACGTTCGGTAATAACAGCCTGAGTATCCCTACGGGCGACTTTATCACTCTTCAAACGATCAACATTAACAATACTCCTGTACTTCCGGTGTCTAAAGAGTATATACAAAACGTTTACAATAGCAATGCTGTGACGGGCGTACCAAATGTGTTCGCGGTTTACGGCGGTGACGCAGCGACAACCGGACTTACCAGTCAAAACATTATTTTTGGCCCCTACCCTGATTCTAATTATACCGTTTCGGTAACGGGTACAGCACGTCCGGCTAGCTTGTCCGCCACCAATACTACCACGTTTATTAGCACTTATTTGCCAGACGTGTTCATCATGGCGTCTATGATTTATATTTCGGCTTACCAACGTAACTTTGGTCGTCAATCGGATGACCCACAAATGGCACAAAGCTATGAAAATCAGTACAAAATTCTATTAGCTGGTGCTGGCGTTGAAGAAGCACGTAAGAAATTCCAGTCTACTGGGTGGGCTTCTTACTCTCCTGCTGTGGTTGCAACTCCAAGTAGGGGCTGATAGATGCCACACGCAGCCCTTAAAATGATTCCAGGCGTCGACCAAATTAAGACGCCAGCACTGAATGAAGCGGCTTTAACCAGCACTCAGCTTATTCGATTTTTGCCAGATCGCAGTGGTATGGGTCTGCCCCAGAAAATGGGCGGGTGGGTTAAGTATTATTCTAACACGATTTTAACCCCTGTTCGCAATATGAAAGCGTGGGAAGACTTAAACACCAACTTGTATCTGGGTGTTGGTGCGGAGGGTAGTCTGTCGGCTATCAGCAATGGCGTTAACAAAGTCATAACGCCCGCGACTACTACATCTAACGTGGCGGAAAATATTACTACCACAGCTGGTAGCAACAATATCGTAATCGTCGATAGTAGTGCACCAAATTCTAACTCATACTCTTATGTTTACGTTAATACACCGATCGCTGTCGGTGGTATTGTGTTGTATGGGGCGTATAACACGTACTTGGTCAACAGCTCGACGTCTTATGACATTTTAGCCGCTAGCTCGGCTTTGTATACTAATTCTGAAACGGTTACCTTTGTTACCACGACGCTTTCTGCTTCATACGTTCCTGGAACGGGAACACTTGTAACGTTTACATCCACTGGCAGTCTACCTACGGGGTTAACGTCTGGTGTCGATTATTTTATTACGAAGCTAACGTCTGGTACTTTTAGCATTTCTGCAACGCCGACAGGCTCGGCGATTAGTCTTAGTGGTGGATCGGGTACGCTTACCGCTAATTTTCTTGGTCAGGTACCGTATTTTACAACAGTTAACGGGTCGCCTACCGTTAGTGTTTTGTTACCGAATCATGGGTACACTGCTGGTGCGTCAACGTTTACCGTTACCACAAGCACACTGATTGGTAATATTACTTTGTTCGGTGCATATACAGTAACGACCGTTACGGACGCCAACAACTTTACCATTTCATCGACAAACACCGCATCTGCCTCGTCGCAGATATCCACTATTACTATTGCTTCTCCAGCGGTTATCGCAGCGCAAAGCGTCCCAGTAACTGGAACGGCTGTGTCTTTTACTACGACTGGTGCGTTGCCAACTGGTATTACGGCTAGCACGACTTATTATGTAAAACAGCTAACAAATACCACCTTTAATATTTCCGCTACGCCATATGGCACATCGATTAATACATCAGGCACACAGTCAGGTATTCACACAGCAACGTTTGCTGCTTCGACGTCTGCATTTCAAAATAGTGGCAACGCGCAATACATTTATTACTATGGTGTGCCCGCGCAAGCAGCAGGTAGTGGTTACGGATCAGGTGGTGTAGGTTATGGTGTCGGTGGTTATGGCACAGGCAGCGGGTCTACTACTACTCTTGGTACGGCAATAACCGCCACCGATTGGTCGATGGATAATTGGGGCGAGATTCTTCTAGCAAATCCCACCAATGGTCCAATTTATTTTTGGCAACCAGATGGCACCATTCAAAATGCTCAGATAATCGGCAACGCGCCAATTGCTAACTATGGTATGTTCGTGTCAATGCCTCAACGACAAGTGGTGGCGTACGGTTCAACGTTCTCAAGTGTTATCGATCCTCTTCTGGTGCGTTGGTCGGATGTTTCCGATTTTACCACATGGACGGCTACCGTCGTTAATCAGGCAGGTTCTTACCGCATCCCTACTGGGTCAAAAATCGTTGGCGGTATTCAAGCTAACCAACAAGGCTTGATCTGGACCGACATTGACCTATGGTCTATGCAATATATTGGATTCCCAGGAGTATACGCGTTTAACAAGATCGATACTAACTGTGGTCTGATAGCTCGTGGTGCTGTGGCTAACTTCCATAACCAAACATATTGGATGTCTCTTACACAGTTCTTTCAATTAGGGCCAAATGGCGCAACGCCAATTGCCTGTCCTGTGTGGGACGTGGTATTTCAGAATTATAACAAAGCCTATGCATACAAGATCCGGTGTGCCACTAACACTCAATTTAACGAAATTACGTGGTATTACCCATCAATCAATAGCACTGAAAATGACAGTTACGTTAAATACAACGTCGTATTGGGGCAGTGGGATTATGGTACTCTTTCGCGTACTGCTTGGATTGATCAATCGGTATTGGGTTCTCCAATTGGAGCAGACCCTACTAGCAAATACATTTATCAGCACGAGATTGGATATGACGCCGATACCTCGCCAATGGTATCCAGCTTTCAAACGGGTTACTTCGAGATCACGGAGGCGGACCAGCTTATCTTCCTAGACCAGATATGGCCTGATATGAAGTGGGGCGTGTACAACGGCACCAATAACGCCACCGTGCAGATAACGATTTTCTCTACGAATTATCCAGGCGATACTCCAATTCAGTATGGTCCATTTAACATGACTCAGGGCGTAGAGTATATTACTTCTCGCGTCCGTGGTCGCCTTATCTCTATACAAGTATCAAGCAACGATGCAGGTACATTTTGGCGGTTGGGTGACATTCGCTACAGATATCAACCAGATGGGCGGTTCTAATGGCTAGTTTAGGCGATATTTTAACTACTCAGAAAAACGGCGTTGTGGCGATCAACGCTTTGCAGCAGTTTCTTGGAAACATTTATAACGTTATGCGTGGTACACCAGTTACACCAACTGCTGCTACCACCTCGGTATCAACGTTATACACCGTTCCCGCTAACACACAGTTCCTTTTAACCGATATTGAAATATGCAACACGACGTCAACGGCGGGAACGTTTAACATTTACCTTGTACCATCGGGTGGTACAGCATCACAATCAAATGCTATTTTTTATGTAGCCCCGATTGGCGGCAATACACTCGTTCAATGGACAGGACAACAGTCACTCGGTGCGGGTTATACTATTCAAGCATTGGCCTCTGCGACGACGATTACAATTAAACCATCAGGGAGCGCACAGTAATGTCGATTACTTCGTATCCTCCCGTATACTCAAACGAAAGCACTTTAGCTCTTCCCTCGTATATGCAAGTTGCTCGCGGCCTTGTGACTGGCGCGTCTGTCGTAAATATTTATGGGTATCAAGCGGCATTGCCTAATTCAAGTGGCGCAACTTATTACCCCGTATGGGAAAACACAACCGCATACACATATCCTGCTTCGGCAACCACAATGTTATTGTGGAGTTCATCAGGTTCGGACACCAATGTGTCCGTGTTGATTAACGGTCTTGATGCAAGTTACAATTTGCTTTCAGAAACACTGGTTTTAACGAATGGCACAACAGGTGTTACCACCGCCAACAGTTATCTTAGAATCAATGGTATACAAATAACTGGTTCGGTTAACGCCGTTGGTACAATTAATCTTGGCAATGCTGGTAAAACTGTACAATATGCTGAAATTGTTGCTGGTAACGGTAAAAGTCAAATGATGATTTATACCGTTCCTAACGGTTACACGTTTTATCTTACACGTTCGAACGCATATTCTAGTTTAACTGGAAATACGGCGCTTAATTATTCAAACTATCGCGTGTACACACAATCATCTACAGGATTAGTGCAAATTTTATTGCAAG